CTGCTGCACGCTGACCCTTTGATTTAACTTTCGAGGCACAGTACCTTAACTCCTTGTAACATAACAGTTTACTATAGCTCCGCATACCTCTCGTATATAAGAGTTACAAGCCTTAACCTAACATGCTGTATGTCATACATTTATGTAGTATTTTCATATCAATCTAACTCCTTATACTATAGACAGTTAAGGGATTTATAAGACAGATAAGACAGGTGTCTTACGTGTCTTAAGGCTGTCTTACGCCTATAAGACATTAGGCGGTTCACGTAACTCCTTATATTATATATATTTATTTTAATAGATATATATAAAAAGGGGGGTGTCTTAACTGTCTTACGGAAATGCGCCACGTATGAGGGGAAATTTATTAATTCTTGCTGAGAAAATATAGAATTAATACTCCTCCTATAGGGGTGCATTTTCATAAGACAGTTAAGACAGGGGCAAAAAACGCTCTTAACTCCTTGTGGTATAATAAGATAGCCTGTCTTATAGACTGTCTTATGCCATAAGACAGATAAGACACCTGTCTTAAGTGTCTTATTATGTCTATAAATCCTTATCTGACAAAGAATTAGCACGAAAAAAGGGGCTGTTTTTTGGGCAAATTCGGAGTAATTCATCCCGATTTTTTCCTTTTTCGCCTGTCTTTTTTACTCATTTTTATTTTGCCTTTTCCTGGTTTGTTTCGCGGATGAAGTATTTTCTGCATAATGATTTTTGCCCCGCATAGGGCGCATACGGCTCTACGCCCATAGCGAGGATCGAAGGTTATTGTTGCCGGATCGGGTTCATGTTTGCAGGTCTGTAAGGTAGGTAATTTATTCATGGTCGCCATCCTTCCGGATTTTTCTTAACCCCCGCGATCTCAAGAATCACGGTTATCAGATCGGTCTTTACCCGGAAAGCCCTGGCAAGAGTCTCGATATTCGCCCGTTTCTCGGTATAGATTTTGATAATCGTTTTTTTCATCCTTTCTGAAACAGTTCGACATCCGGAAAGATTTGTTTGCTGTAGCGAGCGCGGCCGTGAAAGGACTTCCTGGAGTCTATGATATTCGTCATCGGAGAAATTTAGCGAGAATGGACCGGTATAGTGAGTCTTCATGATCCTCCCGTTATCCTCTTCAAATTGCTCTTGATCTCGACTCTGGTAAACTTTCGCAGCTCCTCGATAAGCGCCTTGACTTTCTCCGCGCTCGGCTCAGGTAGATGATGTCCCTGAGAATCGGCTCCGATATTGACCCATTCGGGAGAGGCCGGGCGGATTAGTTCGACGAACTCGGGTAGATCAAAGTCGAGAATTGGTTCAATAGTAATCATTCGACGGTGAGCCCATAACAACCATATTCCTTTGGCTCTATCTGATGCTTTAGGCGCTTTCCCCATACACGGATAATCTCGATTTGTCTCAATGGTCGTTGCGAGAACATGCCTCATCCATAAATGGAATTGCAAAAACCGAAATGGATTTTTTGATTGAAAAAGATATGTATTATCATATTTTGAACAAATTGCAAGAATTTTCTCAATCCATTCTTCCGGTACATCTTTCGCCCACATATCCGTCGAGCTACCCACAAAGATAAACCGCCCGCTGCCGAGATCCGTCCGCAGATCCTTCTCATCAAGCCGCAATTCCTTCTGCGGGAATCGCTTCATGTAGCAATACTGGCAGTCGTGAGCGCACCTACCCTTGATCGGATTCCAGGTGTGCGTGACAAATGGATACATATTGCCTTTGGATTCTCGGAGCATCAGAATATATCCGGTATCAGCTCTTCCTGCTTACCGGCCTCCTTTTTCTCGCCCTTCTCATCCCCTTTTTTCTCGGGCTCGGGATCCGGTTCTTTTTCCGGTTCTTTTTCCGGTGCTGGCCCCAGCCCTTCAGTCGCCCTGTCCAGCCGGTTGTTGACCCTATCCGTCACGTTTCTCAGCGGCTCTTGCGGAGGCTCATCTTCGGGTAGGCCATCATCAAGGGAGAAAAGCATCGCCAGGCCCTCTGCCTCACGGGCAGGTTTTTTCAGGAGCTTTTTCGCCGCGGTCTTGTCCTGCATCTCATCCATCGACTTGGCGAACGCCGGCATGAGATTGCCCTTATTGGTTTTCAGCCGCGAATAGCTCTCGATGATTTTGTTGACCTTCTCCAAGCCGATATAAGGGATCTCCACATGCCCGTCGGTGTATTCGAGGCGCATATACCAGCCGCATAACCGGCCCCTGTCGGCCCTTGGATCATAGCTGTGGTCGATGACGGCGGCCTTCTGGTCGATCCTGAATTTGTCGGTCTCATATACCCGGATGAGCTCGGGTACGCTTCGAAGCACGGCGCCCGGCCCATGCGCCGCGACAAAGGAATATCCCTCGGCCGTGGGCACGAGTTCAGCCTTGCCATCCGCCGGCATAAAATATGCCTGCGGGAATTGGCCCCCTATTTGCAGGCCCATGGTGGCGGCCCGGGCAAGACATTTGTAGATCGAGAAAATACCCGCGCGCGAATGGAGGATAGGCGCGAGCTCATCTCTGTTCGCAATCTCCACGAGAGCGCGCCTGCTCCAGGTCTCGAAGCTGCCCGCGACATTCGGAGCGGCGATTATTTTGATCTCATCGCCCATTTTCTCGAACATGCTTTCGATGCCTTTGCGGCCCGTTCCAACTATGGAAAAAAATTCTGCCTCGTTTTGGTTCTGCTGTTTTTCAGCCATTTATCTGCTCCTTTTCAATTTCTATCAGGTTGTCATCGACAACCTCGTAATCATTTTCCGGGTCTTCTACTTTTCCTGATTGCGGTTCTGCTGCTGGGGGCGGTAATTCCCATCGAGCCACAGGCGCGGGTTGATCCCGCCTTGCAATCTGCCGCGCCATTTCCTCGCTTACAGGCGTCATGCAATAGACCGCCGAGGGATTGTAAAACTGTGTCGCTATCGCCTGATCACTCTCGACAAAAACATCGATCCTGATAAATGACGCGCTGCCGATGGTTTGCTCACGGACATGGCCCGCGAGCCGGCGATGCCCCATAAGTTCAAGAATTGCCCATTCTTCAAAAGCTTTTTCACTCATCCCTCTATCCTCCTCATCAATCTACTTCCTGTTTTCATAGCTCGCTTGAGCTTTCGCCGATGCTCCGCTTCCCATTTGTCCAGCCATCTTTTGCGGATCCGGGGCTCGATGAAAAATGACATCAAGCGGATATGCCAGGGGATCCGGCGTCGCGCCCGCTTATCCGCGTCTATCTCGCGCTTATAACCGCGCAGCTGGCGGCGGGTGCGTTTCCAAGATCGGTTACTCATGGGTTTTTTGCATATCCGTTTTCAATCAGAGTTTCAAGATTGGATAATTTCTGTTTTGAACCATTTAACCATGCTACCCGCTTAGCCGCTTCTTCTTGAATATGATGGTCGCTTTCTGGTTCCCATTTTCCATCGGGAGCATAAAATCCCACTGTCCACAATCCAGGTTCGCTTTTGACATATACATACATATCCCCCTCCTCAAAATCTCAATACCCTGTTCTCCGAACGGGTAATATAGCCGTCATCACACAGCCGCTTGAATAGGTCCGGCTCGGTCTGCTCCAGCTTTTTCAGATCGCTCGCAAACCACCGCTTCACTTCCCAGCTCTTTGCGAGCACATCCCCCTCTGCGCTTGCAAGCACCGAGTTTTCCCCGATAAGCAGCCCTATCGCATTTTTCAGATCGTCGAGTTCTGCCTCGATTCTTTTTTTGGATTTATCAAGCTTTTCCTTCCGTTCTTTCATGCGCCGCGCCTCGAGCTCGGTATCGCCCGAAACCATGGCCGTTGTCTGCTCCGGATGCGGGAACATCGTCTGCACATCCGCCCAGGTCTCCGGCTTCGGTTCCTGGTCATTCTCGACGTGCCACATGAAACGTTCAGCCAGGGCGAGGCATTTCTCCTGCGTGCGGGGATCCGCGATTACCGGACCATATTCGGAATAGGTGTTCGTATTCGACAGTACGGCCACATCGGCCACGGAAAGTCCGGCACAGAAAAGCTCCCATTGTTCCTGGAGAAAAACAGAAGATGGGATTCCATTTTGACTATAATCCTCTGAATCATAACCATAATCGAGATCATCCCTGCGTTGTGCAGAAAAGAAACTATGTGATTTAGCCTGTACAATTCTTGGGGTTTCATTCTCTATCAATAGATCAGGGTGTGCCAGGGCAAAGCGATATTGCGGATGCCAGAATTCCGTAAGGATTTTCAAAGAGCCGTTGCTATGCTGTCTGATATATGAGCGATAGAATTCATCTGCTTTTTCTTCTCCGAAACGCTCGGGGCTGGCGATATATTTTCGGAGGATTAGACCCTCCAGGCGTTTGCCCCATTCTGTCTGCTCATTACCTGACCATGGAGCCTTGCGTCCAGTTTTGACGAGCCAAAGGCCATAAGGGGTTTGTCCATATTTGAGGGTTAGACCGGCGAGGATCGGAATATCACTTGCCCCGATTCCGCGCCGCCTTGTCTCGTGGAAATCTTTTATCCGCTTATACCTATTCAAGCTATGTACCTCCAGTGCATACCCCCGGCGCTTTTCGATCTACCCCTGAGATGCTGACAAAGTGAACATGTCGAAATACCGGTCTGTCTCCACGCTTCACGCGCGGTCGAATAAATTACTTTTGTCTCAAGGCAAAGGATTGGTTTGCCGAATACCCGCGCCATTGCTTCTGCATGATGTCTATGCCAAGTTGAATCGGGTTTTCTGTTCTTGAATGCTAGCAACTGATTCGCGCGCCATTCCTTATTTCGCCTTAATTTTTTCATGGCAGCCAGATGATTTTTTCGCCATTGCTCATTATTCGATCTCTCGCAAATCATCTTCAATAATCTCTTTCGATTTTCCGGCTTTGCAAAATGAGCCTTGAAAACGCGCGATAATTTCTCGCGGTGTTCCGGCGTACCGCAGGCGCGAACGGCAGCCTCCCGCCTGCGCTCTCTAAATTCTGGATCATCCCAATCAAAGCCATCGCCGCCAGGAGTATCATTATATCCATTTGGGGATTGCGTCCTTAAGCGTTTGATCTCGTATATTTCAAGGCAAGTCAATTCTTCATTTGATTGAATTTTGTCGTGAAGGATTTCCCATCTGAAAGAAGCTTTGCCGTATTTTTTGATCGCGTTACTGATCGTTCCCTTACGAGATTTTTTTGAATGTTCATTAATTCTTTCTGTGAGGGATCTTATTGTCTTACCTACATACTGCTTTCCGTTCACGGTACATGTCAATAAATAAACGCAACCCATCTAACTCACCCTCCTCCATTCGTGCGCTTTGAGATAAACGAGTTTCCGGTATTTGCTCATTATAAGATCATGCGGGAGTTTCAGAATATCCGCCCACATATGGAATCGCCCGCTGTCGAAAAACAGCCGCGCCCGGGATCTCTGCCAATGCACCGTCTCGGGATTTACGAGATCGGCAAAAGCGGAAATGATCATCGCGGCCGCGAGCCGACGATAACAGTTTTCGATCCGGTCCTCTCTTGTCGGCACCATGGTCGCATTTTGCAGATCGATGACGTTGCGATAATCGCGCAAAAATAAACGTTCGTCGGGATTCATAACCGCTTCCTCCTCGGCAAACTGTAAAAATCCTGGCTTCTTTTAATCCGGGAGCGCATCATCAGTGATGATATGAGTGATAGCGGCATCCAGATATCATCTGCGAGAGGGGACGGCATAGGAATAATCGTAACCCCCAATTCGAGTGATGTTGGCCGAATATGCCGCGCGCGGATTTCAGCCTTGAGCTTTTTCCTGGCGAGATAGCTCTCGCGGTCGAGCCGTCGCTTGCATTTCCGTTTTGACATTACATCCCTCCTTTTGCTGGCGGTCTCGGCCATGGTTGCGATGGTTCAATATGATTTACGTATTTGTTATCCCTCAGCGCCGCTCGATGATAGAGCCAGCGCAATAACCCTGAACGATTGATTCTGCGCATTGTTTTCTTTATGAATTCCCGGTCGGCCTGGTGCATTTCTTCTGCGAACCGGATACATCGTTCAGGGTCCATATGGAATTCACTACCTCCGGGGGTAAAACGACTCGATAATTCCCGGCAAAGATCACGATATTTTTCTTCCCAATTTCCAGAACACATCATGCCCTCCTTTTAATTTACGTATTGCCAATGCAGACCGCCAGCAATTTTTCGTAGACCGCGGCAAACCTTGGAAATCGAGCTGGAATCTATAGCAGTTAAATGCTCTGCGTTTTTGGTGCTGGAAAATATTTGATTATTTTCTATACAACAAACAGGTTTTTTCATTCTCTCAACCATTTCCGCATGTTTCTTTTTCCATTCAGGATTTTGAGGATTGCGCGCCATAGCGGCATCATGCTTTCTACGCCACTCCGGGCTTGCGTGCATCCTGCGTAATTGGGCGAGATTTTTTCTTCTCCATTCCGGTGTCTGGGTAACCCGTAATATTCCTGCTTTCTGTTTTTGGAGAAAGATTTTTGTTCTCTTTGATTTATTGCCTCCAGCCAGAACGTTATAACCCATAGGCTCTATGGTGTCATATCGCAAAATAAATTGAGCTTCGGCTTTATCAAGTTCTATTTGATTATTAATTCCATATTTCAAAACTGCCCAGCTGAAAGCCTCTTTCCCATATTCTGCAAATGCCTTTGCTATTGGGTGTTTATTTCCCCCCGGGCGATGTTCAGATTTTCTGCGTTTAAAATCCCATGTTTGTCCTATATATTTTTTCCCATTAATTGTATTCGTGATCATATAAATGCATCCGATATTCATGCTCTCCTCCTCATGACTTCCGTCCAAATCCTGTGGGTCCATCCACGCTTGTATCCTACTGCCTCCCGTAAACTATCAAGTTTTCTTTTTCCATCATCCCCGTGCTTTGCCAGTTCAAATGCTTTCCCCCATAGCGCCGACTGTCGTTTTTGTGCATCAAGATATTGTATTCGGGCAAGAAAACCGGCCATACTATCTGCATCGCACGGATTGACTCCGGCTTCAATGAGCTCAGCTTGGATAATGGCAAATGATTTTCCTTTCTTAACGGGTATTTCCGAAAACAAAAATCCACAATAAGGACATTTCTTTGGTCGGCCTGGTAAAACTGCATAGCATTTTAAACAAGTCCTGGTTGTCGGCGGCTCCTCCCTGCGAGGGTCCCTGCGCCCGCTGTCGAGCGACCAGGCGCGGTCCGCGAGGATATGGCCATGCAGATAATAATTGCCTACATGGTCCAGGATCACCGCCCGGGTCTTTCCGGGGAATGGACGCAATGCACGGCCCGCCTGCTGAAGATAGAGACCCAGGCTCATGGTGCGGCGAAGCAGGATGCAGCCCGCAACCGCCGGCGTGTCGAAACCCTCGGAGATCAGATCGCAGCTCGTT